GTAGATCCTGCTAATTTAATATATTCTTATACAGAAGATCCTAATTTTCAAGATGTATATTATTTTGGTGAAATAAAACAAATAAAATCTAACGAGCTTAAAAAACAATTCCCTGGATTATCAGATGAAGAGTTTGAAGATTGTGTAAGAAGATCTGGTAAAATTAATCAGTATGATTATACAAATAATGATTCAAATGATTCTTATGACTCTAATACATTAACTGTAATGTATTTTAATTGGAAAACGTGGGAACAAAGCGTTTTTAAAGTAAAAGAAACATCTGCTGGTGGAAAAAAAGCAATTAAAAAAGATGATAAATTTAATCCGCCTAAAGATCAAAGAACAAGATTTGAAAAAGTAGCACAAGCTAGAGAAGTTGTTTATGAAGGAATGATGGTTTTAGGAGCTAATAAGCTTTTAAAATGGGAGAAAGCTAAAAATATGGTTCGTCCTGATTCTAACGTAAATAAGGTTATGATGAATTATATTGTAACTGCTCCGCGTTTTTATAAAGGTAAAATTGAAAGTTTAGTTAGTAGAATGATAACTTACGCTGATCTTATTCAATTAACTCATTTAAAGTTACAACAAGTAGTACAGAGAATGACTCCATCTGGTGTATTTGTAGATGCAGATGGATTATCTGAAATAGATTTAGGTAATGGCACAAATTATAATCCACAAGAAGCTTTAAATTTATATTTCCAAACAGGATCAATTATAGGTAGATCTACAAATGTAGAAGGAGATCCTAACCCAGGTAGAATACCAATACAAGAATTACCTGGTGGGGGAGGACAACAATCTACACTTTTAATTCAAGCATATAATTATTATTTAAATATGATAAGAGATGTAACTGGATTAAATGAGGCAAGAGACGGTTCTGACCCAGATCCAAATGCTCTAGTAGGAGTGCAAAAATTAGCAGCAGCAAATTCTAACACTGCAACAAGACATATACTGCATAGTTCCTTATATGTAACAATTTCTTTAGCAGAAGCAATATCTATTAGAATAAAAGATGTATTAGAATTCCACCCTCAAAGAGATGCTTTTATAACTAGTATAGGTAGATTTAGTGTGGGAGCTTTAAAAGAAGTTGGAAGTTTACATCTTCACGACTTTGGTATATTTTTAGAACTAGATCCTGATGCAGATGAAAAACAATTAGTTGAAAACAATATACAAGCTGCTTTATCAAGAGATCAAATATATTTAGAAGATGTAATTGATATTAGACAAATAAAAAATATAAAATTAGCTAATCAATTATTAAAATATAAAAGAGCCAAAAAAGCAAAACAAGATCAAGAAAGAGCGCAACAAAATATTCAAGCTCAATCACAGGCTAATGCTCAAGCTGCGCAAGCTGCTGAATTAGCAAAATCGCAAGCAGAAAGCATTAAAGCGGAAGCTAAAATAAAATTGGCACAAGCACAGAAAAACTTTGATATTGAAAAATTAGAAAGAGAAGCTCAAATTAAAAAAGAACTTATGCTTGAAGAATTTAAAATGAATATGAAGTTAAAAGGTGCTGAGCTTAACACTAAAAAAGAAATTGCTG